GCCATCATGCGGCCTCGCTTTCGTTAGTTACTTCCCACGCGATCAGCTCAGCGGCTAACCACACCATATCGTTACGGAATGTCACACCGTCACCAATGTTAGCGGTGATCTGTGGCAAAGTATCTTGCCCCGTGCTCTCCATATAATCGCCAATGATTGCGTGGATGTCGTCGGCGTACTCGTTATATATGCGGCTGGTGTCGCTGTAATAAATAAGCGTCCCCGCTACACCGCTAACGCACCCGTGCTCGCTAATCTCTTTCAGTTCCTCGGCTTCGTATGTGTCCAACATGTATTTTTTAAATGCATTCATTTTGTAACCCCTAAATAAATAAAGATAATAACTGCTGCTAATCCCATATAGCCCGCCAGTTGTTGAAGTCCCGCATAAGTATCTAACATGATTAAACCCCTTTCCTAAACACTAAACAAAAGGCGCCCCGTACTGAGTGCACCAAGTAACCGCGCTCATTGCTTAACACGGTTAAAGCTTTCAATACTTGCTTACGTGTTGGCGCTTCGATCGTGGCTAACACTTCACGGCTGTTATAGTCTAGTACTCTCATTAGTAAACCTTTCTAAGCGGGCGATATTCAACCCCGTAAGCGTTGTTAATGAATACCTCATTCCATTGCACCAAGTTACCATTAAGGCTCAACCAACTATTTAGGCCTTCTAAAGTTTTGAACGTTTTAATTTTCCACATAATTAAACCCCTTTAGCTATTCCGTAAATGATAAGTACTGCACCCGCTAAACATAAAGCTTCAAAAGCGTATATGATCCACATAATTAAACCCCTTATTTATTGCACATTGTGCGAAGTGCTTAGTGCATGAGTGATACTATACACAATGTGTAGTTACCTTGTCAAGCATTATTTTGCTACATTGTGTAAATATTTTTACTATTTTAACTCACATTATGCGTTTTTACCTCTATTTACCTCGGTTTACCTTTTTGTCGAAGGGTGCGAGGTGGATTAAAGGTAGAATGTAACTGATTGATTATATGTGCTAATTTTGCTAAATACCTCGCACCTTGCAAAAAAACGCATTTTCTCTATCCCCCGCGCCCGCTCGCACCTCCCCTCGCGCGTTCTACTCTCTCTCTCTCTCTCTCTCTCTTTAAGAAAGTAAGAGGTATTAAGGTAAATAAGGGTAACGCCCCATTGTGGCTGGCACCTTGATGGCTCGAAGTTTATACCTCTTAGGGTGAATGAGGTAAATGATTTGCGGTTAACATCTGCTTAAAAAAGAGGCAAACTCTTGATTTACGACCTCCCCTCTCGCCCTAATCCCGCACTGCGCAAGGGTTTCAGCGATAGCAACCACTAACATGAAGTGACTACTAACCTGTGGATAACTTTTGTTCTGTTGTACACATTGTAGCTGTTTGCCTATTTTTTAAGCAAAAGTTGCCTATTTTTTAAGCAGATGTTAAGTGTTACCTGTGGATAACCTGTGGATAAGTCTAACCCTATTACGCTGTAAGCCAAGCGTAGCAAGGGTCTCAAGGGGTCAGCTTACCTGTGGATAAGTTTATACCCGCCGCCCCCTGGTTAGCGTGAAGCCAAGCGGGGCGCGGGTCTCAGGGCGATTAGCGCGCGATCAGTTTCAATAAATAACTCTGGGGCCACCCGCCCTCCCCCACGGACGGGGTGCTTCAAATTTGCGCCCATCGTCCCAAACTGCGCGTCAGGCAAAGGTTTAAACACATTGTGTATTCTGTAACTACCCGTAACTACCCGTAACGTACCGTCACCCCCTGCCCCACCAGCGCACAATCTCGTAACTACTTGACACCATCGTCACCAAAGCACATCATTGTGGTTATGAGCCTCTCAGCCCAACAATTACTAATGCAAATCAGTGATGACCGCGCCTTAGGTGCAGCATTACTCTTTCCGCATCGACACCGCCAAGCCTCGCCTGACTTCCACTACAAAGTCATGGATATGTGGCGTTCAGCCGATCAATTCGTCAGTATTGAAGCGTTCCGTCAAGGGGCTAAAACAACCATCTCTGAGGAGTTTTTATTGCTCGAAGGGTTATTTGTTAACTTTAAGTACTGCTTAATCTTTGGTGAGACGTACACAAAGGCTTGTCAGCGTATCGAGGCCATGAAGCATGAGCTGAATACCAATATGCGGATTTATGAGCTATTCGGTAAGATGAAAGGTGATAAGTGGTCCGAGAATAAAATCATTCTAAGCAACGGTGTGGCTATCGAAGCGCACGGCTGGGACGAGGAAATTCGCGGTTACTTGCATCAAGCTAATCGTCCTGATCGCGCTTACCTCGATGACATCGAGACTGAGGAGCGCGTGCGTAATTCGGACGAGGTTGATAAGAATTGGAAGAAGCTCCACAAGCAATTGATGCCAGCAATGGACAAAGAGTTTGGCAAAATACGGATGACTGGTACGCCACTCGCTGACGACTGCATGATCCGTCGTGCTGCTAACTCACCGCACTGGACGCACGGACATTTCCCAATCTGTGACCGAGATATTGATGACCCTCAAGCACAATCGTTGTGGGATACGCGCTATCCGATGGAGTGGATACGCAACTTGCGCGATCAGATGTCGTCCGAAGGGATGCTTCGAGAGTTTATGCAGGAGTACATGCTGGTGCCAACTGGTGCTCATGGTAAACCGTTCGATGAAACGATGCTACGCTTCCAAGATGTCGCACCAACTATGTATGCGCCTAAGATCGTTATCATGGACCCAGCCCGTACCGTTGAGGTGAAGAAGTCTGACCAAACAGGTCACGTCACTGTGTCGCGTGTCGGTACCCGCATTTACGTCCACCAATCAGGTGGCGAGTATTGGCAACCTGACGAGATAATCAATGGGGCGTTCGCCATGAGCAAACGTCACGACGACGCCGAGGTAGCCATTGAAAAGAACTCACTAGATGACTGGCTACTCCAACCGATGCGAGCTGAGATGCTTAAAACAGGTAAGTCATTGAAATTACGAACACTTAATGCCCCGCAAGACCGAGATAAAGCCGCTTTCATTATGGGCTTGCGTCCGTTCTTTTTAGCAGGGGACATCATTCTCGTTGGTGGCCGTGCAGCGCATCAACAACTCGTCAGTCAAATCGTCAACTTCCCTTCAGGCAAACGCGACGTGCTTAATGCCCTAGCGTATGCCTTAAAAGTGTTCAGCGGTGTGCCAATCTACGGTGACTTCGGTGAGGCAAACCTTACCCAGCTAACCGAGGTGTCACGCAATACCCAGCTCTTGCTCGGTGTGAACGCCACATCGACTGAGACAACTGGCGTGCTTTGTGCGCTTGATGGTCAGCATTTAACCGTCATTGCCGACTGGGTAAGCCCACTGATGCCAAACGACGCTATCCCTGACATCGCATTATTACTGCGAGCCATGTACCCAAACAAAAAAGTGACCGCATGGGTCCCCGCTGATGTGTTCGACCAGGTGGGACGCAATCCGCTAGTCACAGCATTACGTGCCGCTAAAATCCCAGTCAATCGGGCTGAGAACGCAGTCATGGCAAGGGGTTCGTTGTCACCAATGATACGCACTGAGAAAACTAATAAGCGACTCTTGCGCGTCGATGACAATGCGCGTAATGTGATGCAAGCGATGGCACAAGGATACAACTGGGCATTGAAGCCAAATGGCGATAGATCGGGTGAACCTGAGCGCGGTACGGCAAGAACTTTAATTGAATCATTAGAGTGTTTGACTTATGCTATCAATAAGGTTAATAATGATACAATCCAATATAAAACTAACGCACATAATGCGTTAGGTACACCCTACATATCAGCATTATCGAGGTAATGATGGCAAAACAGTCCGACAAAAAGCCTAAAGAAGCCATTGAAAATTGGGCTGAAAAAATCGAGTCCGATATTTATCAAGATTGTGCGGGCAAATATGCTGATATTGAAAAAGCTTTTAAAAATCGTGAAGAAGCTGACGAGGCAATTCAGGAGTATTGGCATATCTATAATGCTGACCCTGATGATAACCAAGCCTACCAAGGTAATTCAAAGTGTTATGTTCCTGTGGTTCGTGATGCTATCACTGCCCGCGCTAAACGATCTCTTAAACAGTTATTCCCGAATAAATATCAACACGTGGACGCCGTAGGTACGGACAGTCAAAAGCCTATGGCTCAGCTCTCATTGCTTGAGCACTACATTCGTTCTACCAAACTCAAATCCGTTGTACGTTCAATGCTGGTCGCAGGTGATGTGACTGGCCAATGGAATTTGTATGTGGACTGGATGCGCGATGTGCGCTCAGTCACAAACATGATCCGTAAAAATCCAGTGATGGAAACGGCTGAAGGTCAGCAAGTAGAATTGCTAGACCAAGACGACGAGATTGAAGAATTTAGAAATGATGAAGTGGTTGAAGAAGGTCCGATCATTACGGACTTCGCAACTGAGGATATGATTGTTATCCCACCAACCGTCAACAACATTGAAAAAGCTGACATCACTGCAATCAAACTTCGCATGAGTAAAGCGCAAGTTAAAAAGATGGTCGACGATGGCATCTTTATCTTGCCTGAAGATAGCGAGATTGGTGAGTGGGTTAGCAGTCACAAAGGCCGTGAGAAGCGCGTACCTGAGAAAAAACGTACAAGCGACGCTGGCATCAAAACAGAAGGCACACTCAAGTACGCACTGATCTACGAAGCGCACATGATGCTTGAGTTTGAAGAAGGTCAGAAGTCATTAGCGTATGTTTACTACGCTGGTGAGAATGATGTGGTCGGCATTATCAAAGCGCCACAATGGAATCAAAAACGTCCAATTATTTCAGCGCCAGTCGAACGTATCAGCGGTTCATTCAACGGCATTTCTAAAGTTGAAGCTGTGAAATGGTTGCAATGGAATCTCAATGACTTCTTTAACATGGGTCAAGACTCCGCAATGTATTCATTGCTACCAATCGTAATGACTGATCCTGAAAAGAACCCTAACTACGCCATGATGGTATTTGGTTTAGCGGCAGTGTGGCCAGTTGATCCTAACTCAACGCACTTCCAAAGCTTCCCACAACTGTGGAAAGACTCTATCCAAATGTGTCAATCAATCAAATCTCAAATCCATGAGTCATTGGATGTAAACGAGATGATGATGGGTAAGACTGGTAGTGGCCGTAAAAACAATGCAGCCGTTGGTGCTCAGATGCAAGAGTCGTCAGTATCCATTGTCGACCACGCTGAACGCTTTGAGGAGGAAATTCTCAATCCATTGATGGAGCGTTTCTTTGAGTACGACTGCCAATTCCGAGATAAAGAATTGACTGTGATCTCAATGGGTGAGATTGGTGTTGAAGCGCAAATGCAACAGATCCCAATTCAACAATGGGGGCAACGCTACTTTTTCCAATGGACTGGCACCGACTTTGTGATGAACATGCAACGTATGCAACAACAAATTGCTACGATGAACGTGTTGCGTGGCATCCCACCACAACAATTGAATGGTCGCAAACTAGACATTACGCCAGTGCTTGAAATACTGGTACAAAACGTATTTGGTAACGAACTTAGCAATCGCATCTTAATTGACGAACGCAATAAGTTTACTGTAAGCCCTGAGATCGAAGATGAAATGATGGTCAACTTTATCGCAGTGGACACCCATGACGCCGATGACGATGTAGAGCACTTGCAAAAACATCAATTGGCAGCTCAAATATCAGGCGACCCAAGCGGTATATTCCGTGGCCACATACAGAAGCACATGGAACAATTACAACGTAAACGTCAGATGGCGATGGCTGCTCAACAACCTCAAGGTATGCCAGGTATTCCTGGCGGTGCTGGACCAGGTGTTGCGGGTACTCCACGTATGGGTGCTCAACCACAGCAACCTCGTCCTGGCCAAAACCCACCTGGTGCGATCCCACAAGACAATATGATCGGTGCGCCAGCTAGGTAACTTGAGAGCTTAAATTATGACTGCCCCAATTGAATATAATGTCCCGATAACGCCTGATACCGCAGTTAAGATGGCGTTGAGCATGACGACTCAAACGCTTTATTACGTAGACAACAACGGTAATGTTCAGATTTTAGCAAGTGTGGCTGCCAATGGTGGTAACTTTACTAACGTCAACATCACTGGCGGTACTATTCAAGGTGTTGCTTTAACCATTGATAGCTTAGACTCAACTCCAGTTGGTGCAAATACTCCATCAACTGGTCGGTTTACTACGCTTACTAGCACAGGTTTAGCAAGCTTTAATAGCTTGTCTACAGCTAATGCTACTATCACTGGCGGTTCAATCACTGGCGTGTCACTTACCCTCGATAGCTTAGACAATACACCTATCGGTGCAGCAACACCATCCACTGGGAAATTCACAACATTACAAGCAAGCGGTGTGATCACCAGCACACTCGCTACAGGCACAGCCCCATTTAGTATTACCAGTACAACAGTTGTCCCAAATTTGAACGTGTCACAATTGTTGGGTAATACTTGGGCTGTACCAGGCACAATCGGTAGTACGACACCTAATAGCGGTGCGTTTACCACAATATCTACAAATACAGTAACGAGTGTTACGCCAGTACTAGGGTTCAATGCCGCTAATACAAGTTATGCGTCAGGTTCAACGGTCGCTAATAATTATTTGCAAACTGTATTGCAAAATAAATCGGGTACAACTGGAGCATCAACTAACTATGTGTTGAGTAATGACCTAGGTACTGATTCAAGCTACTACGGTGAGTTTGGGATGAATAGCTCAGTGTTCTCAAGTGGGACACCAAGCGACTTTTTCTCAATCAACAATGGTGTGTACTTCTCAGGCCACGATGGTGACATAACTTTTGGTTCAGGTAACGGCTATAAGTCATACTTTGCTTGGGGTGCCACTGGCGCTTCAGCTCACGTTATTAATACGTCAGGTGCAATTGGTCTATCAACCAACTTAGGTACCACACCTGCATTGTCAGGGACAACTGGCTTTGGTACTGCTGGTCAGGTAATGATTAGTAATGGTTCAGGTGCCGCAAATACTTGGTCGTCAACCCCAACATTAATCGGTACAAACTTTACAGGTATTCCTAACGGCGCATTGACTAACAGCTCAATAACCTTTGGTGGAACGGCTGCGGCTTTAGGGTCAACAGTGAGTGCGTTCAATGCTGTAAGTATTGGTGCAACAACTGCAAGCACTGGCGCGTTCACAACGTTGTCAGCATCTAGCACAGTAAGTGGTTCTGGATTTAGCACATATTTAGCAAGCCCACCTGCAATTGGTGGAACTGCTGCTGCTGCTGGCACTTTTACTACGCTAACAGGAACTACAAAAGTAGTGACACCTCAAATTGGTTCATCAAGCGGTGCATTTACAATTCAATCTGCTAATACAACTGCTGTCACAGTAGATGCTAGTCAGAACGTAGGTATTGGTACTGCTAGTCCTACACAAAAGTTAGATGTTACATCTACGGTTTGTTTTAGAAGTGATTTAGTTGGCAATCCATCAAATGCAGGATCAATGGGAATTTATGGCGGTGGCAATTATATAAATGGGGCTGGAATAGTTTTATTTGGAAGTAGTCATGCAACAAGTCCAAATATAATGACATTTAACAATGCTTCTTACATAGAATGTATGCGTATTGATGCTAGTGGTAATTTGTTGGTTGGTGCAAATGCTACTAGTGCTTATTTTGATGGTGTTTTAGATGTATATAAATCTAATAATATTCCAGTATGCGTAAAAACAGATAATGCTGGTGCAGCTGATATTTCTTGCTGGAGTACTGCAACATCTGGAAACAACACATTTTTATTGTTTGGCACAGAAGCATCATTTACTGGTAGGGGTTCTATTACTTACAATCGTGGTGCAGGGCTTGTTGCATACAACACAACTTCTGACCAACGACTAAAAGAAAATATTGTTGATGCTTCGTCTGCGTTATCAAAAATTGATTCTGTAAAAGTTCGTAGTTTTGATTGGAAAGAATCAGGTAATCATGTTGACTTTGGTGTAATTGCTCAAGAGTTAGTCAATGTTGCACCTGAGTGTGTTACAGAGGGTGACGATGGAGATGAAATTAAATCAACTTGGCAAGTAGATACATCGGCACTTGTACCAGCTTTAGTAAAAGCTATCCAAGAGCTTAACGCTAAAGTAACCGCATTAGAAGAACAATTAGGAGCAAAATAATGGCAACAACAACTACATAGACCATCCAATGGATGCAAACTTCAACCCAAGAGATTAACGGCTTTAGTGAAGTCGTATTGACAGTGGGTTGGAACTTCATGGTCATCATCATCAGATGAAACATTAAAAGAAAATCTTGTTCCCATTGAAAATGGACTTGAAAAAGTTAATTCTTTAAGAGCTGTAACTGGCAATTTTATTAATGATGAAAATAAACAATTAAGAGTATTTTTAATTGCTCAAGATGTTGAAAAAGTATTGCCAGAAGCTGTTAATAAAAGTCCAGATGGAACACTTGGATTGCAATATCAAGATGTAATTCCACTTCTTGTGGCATCAATTCAAGAATTCAAAGCTATTGTGGATGCACAAGCGGAACGTATTGCAACATTAGAAGCTAAATAGTGGTGTATTTTTGACAGAATTACGATAATATATAATGACCAACCCGTAACTTAATTAAAGAAGGATGACTAAAATGATTTTTAATGTGACTACCGAAGAAGCAAATATATTAATCGCTGGCTTGGCTGAATTGCCATTTAAAACGGCAGCAGGTTTGATTAGTAAGCTTCAATTTCAAGCGC